GAGCTGGTTGAAGACGAAGATGCCATCAGAAAGTTTGGCGTCGTCAAAAAGAACGTAAAAGCGGTTGGCTGCACTTCACGTGGTCAGGCCCGTCGTCTTGGGGAGTGGATTCTCTATTCAGAGAACCGCGAAACCGAGATGTGCAGCTTCACCACACGGTTGGCTGAAGGCACAAAAGTTCGCCCTGGGATGATCATCAAAGTCTCAGACCCATTCCGCGCCAATCGATTCCGTGGTGGACGTGTGAAGCCTGGCTCTACGGCTCAAGTGATCAAGCTGGACCGCACCAAGGATCAGATGTTTCCGAATGGTGCGCCTAGCACGTTCGACTTCAACATCATGCTGCGCGTGGCGGTTGATGTTTATGACCCTGACACAAATACAACCAGAAAACAAGATGTTGTTCGTCAGGTATCCGTAGGCGATATCAATGGCGCTCAGTGGACTGGCGACACCATCACGCTGCCAACGGCACTGGAGCGCACACCTGAACCCAACGCTGTTTTTGCTATTGGCGTTAGCACGTTACGACCAAGCCTTTGGCGCGTTATCAGCGTCACTGAGAATGACGACGCAACATTTGCTGTTACAGCGCTTGTTCACGAGCTTGGAAAGTATGACCACGTTGAGCGTGATGTGCCGTTGCAGGCGCGTGACGTTACAGCGCTCGATAACCCTGCTGCTGAACCAACAAACCTGACGGCTAGTGAACTGCTGTATGAGGCAAACGGTCAGGTCTTCTCCAAGCTTATTTTGAGCTGGCAACCTGGAACGGACACAGCCCGCACCATTGTTCGTTGGCGTTATGACGACGGCAACTGGAACGAGTTTCCAACGTTTGCCAATGACTACGAGATACTCAATACAACAGACGGCAAATATGAGTTTGAGATTTTTGGCCAAAGTGCTGGCTTCAAGAACTCACCGATTGCAGAGCTAACGTTTAACGCTCTTGGCAAGACTGCACCGCCAGTCAGCATTGCAAGCCTGAACATCAAAACGATTGACCAGCACACTGCTGAGCTGTCCTGGCCGCAATCAACTGATCTTGATGTGCGGATTGGTGGAACGGTAGAGATTCGCCACACACCACTTATTGGCAGTGACGCATCTTGGGGTAAGGGGCAAGACATTGTGCCTGCTGTTAATGGCAGCAGCACCCGCAAGATGGTGCCGCTGAAGGAAGGCACTTATTTAATTAGGGCAAAGGACAGCAGCGGCAACTACTCGCCTGCTGCGTCGATTCCGAAGGTCGTTGTTGATCTTCCTGCACCGCAGGACACTGAGGTTGCTCAAACCTTTAACGAGCACACCGCGTTCAACGGCACCAAAACAAATGTGTTTAAGAGCGATCAGGAGAGCGGCTTGATGTTCTCGTCAACCCAAAACTGGGATGACATTGCTTCTGTCGATGACGTTGCCAACATTGACTTCTTTGGCGACCTGCATACAAGTGGCTCTTATCTGTTTGAAAACACTCTTGACCTTGGCGGGGTCTTCGATGCTGAGCTGTTGTCCATCCTGCAGATTCGTGCATTTCAGCCAAATGACACGATTGATCAGCGTACAGAGAACATCGACGACTGGAACGATATTGACGCAGACGACCTGAGCGATACGGATGTTCAGGTTTTCGCCCGTTCCATCAACACCGCTAACAATGGAAACATCGATGATGTTGCTGACTTCGACGCCATTGAGGCTATCGACACGATTCCAGCTGATTTCTCTGGAGCGGCGTTCCAGCCAGTGATCAACAACGTTTTGAGGGGTCGGAGCTTTCAGTTCAAGTGTGACTTGTCTACAAGCAACAAGGCTCAGACGCCGTTAGTCGAACAGCTTGGGATGCGGGTGAGCCTGCAACGCCGCACAGAGCAAGAACGGAACATCACAAGCGGTGCAGCCGCTAAGACGATTACGTTCCCGTCTGCGTTTTACAGCACGCCAAGCATCGGGATTACAGCGCAGGATATGGATTCAGGTGATTTCTTCCAGCTGAGCAGCATCAGCCGCACCGGCTTCACCGTGACCTTTAAGAACGGAAGCAGTAATATAAGCAAGGTATTTGACTATCAGGCCGTGGGTCACGGTCGGGAGATCATCTGATGGCTCAGTCAACGGACATCACACTTGCCAATCAGAGCGGCGCAAACTTCCGTACTGAGCTGAACTCGATTTTGGCTGCACTATCCAGCCAGCAAAGCGGCAGTTCAGAACCTAGTGCCACAAACGCTTATCAGTGGTGGATTGACTCCAGCAGCAGTCCGGCTCTCTTAAAAATCAGAAACGGAGCTAACAACGCCTTTATTGAAGTAGGGGATGCAACCCAGGCAAACCTTGGCTTAGCCAAGCTGTCTGGTGCGACGTTTACAGGTGATATCACGCTGAACGCGCAATCCGATGTGCGGTTTGCTGACTCTGATAGCAGTAACTATGTGGCGCTCCAGGCCCCTGCAACAGTCGCCAGTAACGTCACGTTCACGCTGCCTAGCGCTGATGGCAGCAATGGACAGGTTCTGCAGACTGATGGCTCTGGAACGCTGAGTTTTGCCAGCGCTACCGGTGCTGTAACCAGCGTTGGCGGCCAGACGGGTGCAGTGACTTATGCCACGAGCTGGGCCGTTGGTACAGGGGCAACAGCAGCTACGAACACGGATCTGGATGTTTCTGGAACGTATGCCGGAAACGTGGTTGCGATGTCTGCTCTTGATGTGGACTGCTCGACAGGCAACTACTTCACCAAGACGATCAACGCCAACTCGACGTTTACCTTCTCAAACGTGCCAGCAAGCCGGTCGTTTGCGTTTGTCCTTGAACTGACCCATACATCTGGAACGGTGACGTGGCCGAGTTCAGTGAAGTTCCCAGCAGACACGGCACCGACCTTGACGACGGGCAAGACACATCTTTTTGTCTTTGAAACAAATGACGGTGGCACGCGATTCCGTGCTACGACTGCTGTTGATTACGTCAACTGAGGTTTAGATAGATGGATCCTAAAACCGCTCAAATTCTTCTTGGTGCTGCTGGTGCGGCGGGTGCTGGAGGACCGTTGTACGTCGATGACGTGTTCAGCACTTACACATACGAAGGAACCTCTGGAGGTGATGCTCAGACTATTACAAATGGCCTTAATCTGAGTGGCGAAGGCGGGTTGGTTTGGATTAAAAGTAGAGGCGTTACATCGGGGACATATGCCGCAGCAAATCATGTCCTTACTGACACGGAAAGAGGCGCGAACAAGCTTCTTTATACATCTTCCACATCCGTTGAACAAACCGGCACTTGGGGTGTAAATAGCTTTAATACTTCTGGTTTTGGACTTACCGGAGGTGATGCTACTAACAACGCAGACGGTTACGAGTATTGCTCTTGGAGTTTTCGTAAGGCTCCAGGTTTTTTTGATATTGTAACTTACACGGGAAATGGTAGCAACCGAACTATTCCTCATAACCTAGGCAGCGCGCCTGGAATGATGATTATTTCTGGCAGAGATATTGGTACAAATAAAACGGTTTACCATAGGTCACTAGGTCCCACAAAACATCTCAAGCTTAATTCGACTGCAGACCAAGCCTCAGGTAACTCTATATGGAACAGCACCGATCCAACTTCAAGCGTATTTAGCTTAGGTACACATGAGTCCGTAAATAGTAATGGCTACGAGTATGTAGCTTGGATTTTTGCACACGATGATCAATCGTTTGGCGCGAATGAAGACGAAGCAATTATTAAGTGTGGAAGCTATATGGGTAATGGCAGCAGTAACGGGCCAACAATCGATCTAGGGTTTGAGCCGCAATGGCTTTTGATAAGAAATAGGGACCAACAAGAATTGTGGTATTTGTTAGATACCATGCGTGGTCTTACTGTTGATGGCTCTGATCAACATCTAAAGCCAAATGAGACTAGTGCAGAAAGTAGTGATCCTTTTGTGAATCTGCAGTCAACTGGGTTTCAGCTGAAAAGTTCTAGCAGTGCAGTTAATTCAAGCTTTGACACCTTCATCTATGTCGCAATTCGTCGTCCGCATAAGCCGCCCCAGGTTGGGACGGATGTGTTTGCTATAGACCAAAGAGTAGCTACTGCGCCAAATATGGTTTCTGGCTTTGTTACTGATGCTGCATTGAGAAAGCCTGTAGCCAATACCTACAAGCCTCAGTTTGCTTCAAGATTGACAGGGCCTAAGTACGTTCGTACATCTGAAACCGATTCTGAACTTGACTTCGGGTTCACTTGGGATTATATGGATGGCTTCCACGAAGATGCAAGCACGGCTGATAGCAACATTTATTCTTGGATGTTTAAGCGAGCGCCAGGATTTATGGATGTGGTGGCTTATACAGGAACCGGCTCGGATTTGACGGTAAGCCATAATCTTGGCGTTACTCCTGAACTGATAATTGCTAAGTCAAGATCCGCCACAGGCGCTTGGTATGTTTACCCTGGCCCCGTTTCAGGTGGAGACGAAAAGCACATTAAAGTAAATTCAAGTGCTGGTATTCAGTCAAACACCGGCCATTCTTGGACGCCAACAGCTACTACGTTCAAAGCTGACACTTATTTGTCGCTTTCTGATAGCGCTACAACATACATTGCTGTTCTGTTTGCCAGCCTTTCTGGCATTAGCAAGGTAGGTACTTACACTTTTTCGGGTTCAGATATTGATGTTGATTGTGGGTTTACCAATGGCGCTCGGTTCGTGCTTATCAAAGGCTTGGATTCAGGAAAAGATTGGTCTTTATTTGATGCGACAAGAGGCATTGTTTCCGGTAATGACCCTAAGCTTTCCTTAAATAATGCAGATCCGCACGATACTGGTGGCGATTGGATTGATCCAATCAACTCCGGATTCAGAGTCCTAGCATCTGCTGGTAACGATGTCTCTGATTCTGGTGTTGAGTACCTGTTCCTCGCTATTGCCTAACCATGGAAATCCGCAACCGCTCCACTGGTGATGTCATCACCATCCAAGAATTGAAAGCTGCTAACCCCAATACCAGCTTTCCCAAGACCATCACAACCGACATCCTTGACGGCTTCGGATATGACGCTGTTCTGAATGGTGCGGCAGCGACTGTGACGGCACCGTATGGCGTCAGCGTCCGTTCTGGCGTTGAGGAGATTGACGGCCAGTGGTTCACCCGGTTTGTTGCTGGTCCGATCTTCACGGATACCACTGATGTCGATGGCAACGTCACCACAGCGGCTGACAACGAAGCCGCTTATCGCGCCATGGTTGACAACGAAGCTGCTACAAGGGTTCGTGTGTCGCGTGACAGCAAGCTTGCAGCTTGTGATTGGACCGTACTGGCTGATAGCCCGTTGACCACTGCGAAGAAAACGGAGTGGAAAACGTATCGGACTGCTTTGCGTGACATCACTGCAGCAGACGGTTTTCCTCATACGATGGAGTGGCCGACTGAGCCTTCCTGATGCAGCGTCCTGATCCAATGATCGCGTCTAAGCCTGGAGCGGAAGACGTTCAAGCCATGATGTCTCGGACGTTGTGGCTTGAGGAGCTGTTTTTTCTTGATGGCCGTGACCAGATGAGCCATCCGCAGCATGGTCTGTTTACTGGCCTGGCTAACAAGTACCAGAACTTGGATACAACTGACGGGATCTGATGGCGAAATCGCTAAACGGCGAAACGTTTATTCCTAGTAAGCCGAAAAAAACACGTCAGGGTGATGGATCACATTCAAAACCGTCCCATGGACGGAAGAAGTATCGTGGCCAAGGAAAACGCTAACTCTTCTAATGATCAAGCGTCTTGTTTTTGGTGTAGCCGCTGGCGCACTTGTCTTGGCTCCCCTCTCTGCCCGCGCAGACGGCTTTTATCTGAATCCTGAGTGGAACGGCGGCTGGTCTGGTTCTGACTTTGGCGGCGCTGTTTTCGACGGCCACGTCGGTTATGAGGCTGGTGCGTTTTACATCCAGGGCGGTCCTAGCTGGCTGCAGCCTGATGCAGGCGACACCGAGGTTGGTTTCTCTGCCAAGACCGGTGTTTCTGCTCCTGTTGCAGAACCTCTGGACGTTTACGGCGAAGTGTCCTACGCCAAATACAAGGATTCTGATGCTGGTTATGGGCTTAAGGCTGGCCTGAAGTACAAGTTTTGAGCTATAACTAAGCCGGAAAGGGACGCACTTTCCTCACACAATGCAGAAGGCTCCCGAGAGGGGGCCTTTTGTTTTACCCACACTTCTCATGCAAAAGGTCTACAACCTCTGCGGCTGCTTGGGCTTTGTGATGTCTGGAGCGATGCTCATTGGAGCGGCGGTGTTTTACACGCGGATCCCATCGCTTACCAAGCTTTACATCAGTGAACTGAAGCTTGAGTTGACCGAGATGGTCACAGACATGCTGCCAGGTCAGATTGATGAAGCGATGCCTGAGCTGCCGACCAGCACTGGCCCAGCTGTGCCTTTCAAGATGCCTTGACACAAGAAAACCCCGCTTAGGACGGGGTTCTCAAGTGCCGACGCTCTAGCAGAACAGAGGCTGATCTAACAGCTTGGGAACTAGGTCTAGCGATAGCCGCTCCGTAGAGCACTGAGTTCGTTACCGAGTCTGGCCAGTTACTCGATCCCTAGTCCGAAGACCCCTTGGACATGTCATCCAAGGCTCAGGTATGCCTTTTATAGCACAAGAGAGATTAAGTCACCATCTTGGTGTTGGCGGTCGGATCGTCGTCATGAGCTTCAGGTCCGAAGCCTTCCGCCTTGATTTTTGCCATATCAAGTTCTGGCGCGGGTGCCTCAGCTTTCTGCTCAAACGACGCAAG